GGAGAATTTGCAATTGTATAAGAAATTGGCGCTTGGTCACCCATCTTATTAAAAAATTTATCTGCCCATTTATCTGCAAGCTCTATTCTTTTTTCGACAGTATTTATTAAAGACTCGTCAAAATTATACATATCAATTACTTCTTTTTGTTCATCTTCAAGCATTTTTCCAGCAACTAAATTAAATGTTACCCTATTTTTATAGTGAACATTCATTGTATTAAAAAATCTAATTGCATATTCTGGACTCATTGTGTAAGCCCTAAACGCCATCATAAACTTAAGGTGTTTTGATACTCTTATCATGCTTTGCAAAAAGGGAACATAGTCTGTTGAAATTATAGAATATGTTAATAAAACAGAATAAGCTTTTGCTCTTTCTAAATCTCTTGCCATTTGAACTAATTCAGTTTCTGAATCTCCAAAGTCAAACCTGTGCATCCAATGAAACTTCATAGTCTTTATTTCTTATTAAATTCTGAGAATAGGCTCCATTGAGAAATAGTGTATCTTGTTCCAGAAGTAACTTCTGATACTCCGTGGACATAATGTGTACTTCCTGGAAAAAGAATTAACATATTTTTTTTAGGCCTAATTACGTAATTAAACTGTGGAAAATACAACTCCCCTCCTTCGTAATCATCATTTAAATATCCAAGAACCGATAAATGACCGCTCCATAAGTATGGGTATTTTTCTATTTGAGATTCATAAGTATCGTTTTCATAATCTGGCTCATCTATGTCTAATATGTCTGTGTGTGGATCTATGTAAGTTCCAGTTGGATGAACTATATACATAAAAGGACGATCTTGAATAAATTTCATTTTGTATTCTGAAATTACTGTATTGAGCAGTTTTTTTCTCATTATATTGGTAAACAACTTTTCTTCTTCAGAAGGCGAATGTTCTTCTAAATTATTTATTGAGTAAGAATGGTTTACTCCTTCTTTTATCTTATACTTTTTTATAATTGATAATGCAGTTTCAGATTCTTTATCTGTTAAATAGTTTTCAATTACCTTTATGTTATTAATACCTGTTCCTATTTGTTTTGTAATGTTATCTGTATCAGCAATCGGAATTATGGTTTCATTGCTTTTTGCCATTTTAGCGGCTAAACCCGCATTAAGGGGTCCGCTCATATTTTATTTGTCGACAAACTATCCAAGCCATCTTTTCTTTTATGGGAATGTGCTTTAATTAATTTTAAAAGATATTGACTTAGCCCTGGCGCTTGCTTTTCAAAAAACAAAGCATACTTTTTATTTACTTGAGTTTCTAGGCTAAGCTTTAGCAAATATTCTTCATCTATCGGGAAAAACCATTTAACATAATGATCAGCAAACAAATCAAATCCATGCTCTGCCCTAGGATCTTCTACTGGAATATTATTATTAATACACTCTGCAAGGTATGAGTTTAATTCGTGGGCTTCTTCAACCATTGAGTCCCAGTCTTTCCTGGTGTAATCTGCAATTCTTTCCTTGGCTAACAAAACCAATCTGTCATCTGGAAAATTGCCAGACCACTCTTTCCAAAGCATGGCGCATGTAACGTCTTCAGCTTGCTTGATCCACTTACCTCTATGTATTAGCATATATACACATTATACCATTATGAAATTATTTGATGTTGGTAATAATTTTCCCACTCAAGTATGTCTTTTTCGTCATTAATTAAAGGCTGACCCTTAACATTTAAGCTGGTGTTTAACAAAACTGGGACTCCAGTTAAATCAAACCATTGCTTTAGTACTTCATACAGTCCTGGGTGCTGATTTTTATTAATTGTTTGAACTCTCGAAGTACCGTCAGCATGTACAACGGATGGTATTATGTCTGGCTTTAAACATTTAACGGCGTACTGCATATAAGGAGAGCTAAAATTAATATCAAACCATTTGCTTGCATGCTCTTCCATTACGACTGGTGCAAAGGGCCTAAATGATTCTCTTTTTTTTATTAAATTTACTTTGTTTTTTATTTCTGGATCTCTTGGGTCTGCAAGTATGCTTCTGTTTCCCAAAGCCCTTGGGCCAAACTCTGCTCTTCCAGAGGCAACTGCAACTATTTTATTGTCAGCTAAACCTTTAATTATTTTATTTACTGGGTACTCCCCGCCCAAATCGTACCCTAGGTATGGAGTCTGCCAATCTAAATGTTTTCCGTAAAGTGCTGCTGCTGCGCCCAAAGAACTTCCAGAATCTCCTGGGTTTGGCATTATCCATACGTCATTAAATATTTCCCATAACTTAGTATTTGCTGAGCAGTTAAGTGCACACCCTCCCATAAAAACCAAATTGTTCTTTTTTGTTAAATCTTTTGCGTACCTCATAAAATCTATAAGCCTTTGTTCATAAACTACTTGAACTGCTGCTGCAATATCAAACTTATCTTGCTCTGAAACCCATCCCCAGTCAGTAATGCCTTTGTGAAAATTATACTTTTGCTTGTCATATCTAGGGAAATAATTATCTATCTGCTTATAATATTTTGTCCAATCTCCATAAGCAGCCATCCCCATCATAATATACTCTTCTTGATTTGGCATAAGTCCGACCAACTGAGTAAAGGCTGAGTAGAATAATCCAAAACTTACTGGGTAATTTTGCTTAAACTTTAATTTTATTTTTTCACCTTCTCCTACCCAAATAGTAGAAGTATTGTATTCACCAATTGAATCTAGAACTACAATTGCTGAGTCAGAAAACCTACTTGTATAATATCCAGCACATGCGTGTGAGTAATGATGGCTAAATGATTTTCTTGGTATGCCCTCTATATTAAACTTTGGCTTCCACTCCCCTACACCACCCTTTAAAAATAGCCTAGAGGCCTTTAGAAGGGGTTTCTCGTAGTAGGCTATAGCATCAGGTGCCCCATATGACAAAGCATCATTAACTAAACTATCATTGATATACCAATCATTTTTTTGCTTGCTATATCTTTCTGCGTGTCCTGCAAAAATAATTTTTCCATTTTCTATTAAAGAAACAGAAGCATCGTGTGAGGTTTCATTAACCCCAAGAATCATCATTTTTAGACTCTCTTTCTGGGACAATACCGTAGCTTTTCTTTAAGCGTTTTAGGCCTTCTGGGGTTGCACTAAAAGTAGCTTCTAGGTTTTCATTATAAGAAACAGAAATTAAATTTTCTTTGTATAGCCCAATTAATGTTTCATCAATGTAATCTGTATGAGCTTTCCATAATTCTGGAGCAATGTCTTTAGCAATTTCATTTACTTTATAAACAGCTTCGCCATTTTTTTCTACTCCAACAAAATCTATTGCACCAATTTCCACATAGTGTTTAAACAAAGCAGAGTCATCTTCTTCAAACAGATTCATTGCTTTTTTCTATTTCAACTAAAGATTGTACATATTCCGAAAAATGCTTTCTGATACCTCCAGTGGGTCTTGATCCAATGCTGGTCCAGATACGGGAATATTCTTTTATATTGTAATAAGTTGTTGGACAAACTTTTACACCATTATAGTCTTTAAGAACAATAGGAAGCGGAACATGCTTTCCACAACATATACATTCTTTTGCTTTTTCTTGATACATGCTCATATTATCATCATCCTATCCATTGCTTCCTTGAGCTCTTGTGGTATTCGGGGAGCTCTTATCATATTTTGAACGTACTCTTCTTCTTTTGTAACTCCAAAATCATTATCATAACTCATTGACTCATAGTTATGTATTTTTATTTCTTGATTTGTATCAAACCTTGTATGAGATATAGCATTAAATATTGAACCACAAACAGCATCTGCTAAATCTTTTGATCCTTTTCTTGGATGGTCTACCTTATCCCTCATAATTCTTAGCTGTAGCAATTCATCTATAAGCAAAGGAATGTGTGGTCCTTTTAATCTTTCTTCTAGAACCACCATTGCCATATCGTCGTAATGTTTTTTAGCAACAGATAACAACTCTGTGTTTATTCCATACTGCTTTAATTGCTGCATCATGTCATGTGAATTCCATCTATCAAAAGTGCATAGCCTTATTTTAAATCCTTTAGTTTTTAAAGACAATATATAATCTTTAACTTCAGTAAAGTCTACTGATTTATCTGGAGTTGGCGTCCAAAATCTTACGGCATCTACTTCAACTATTGGTGCAGGCTGAGAATATGTATCTGTTACTTTTATATTAACCCATTTTTGAACGTGAGACATTGCAACAGCGCAATGATCGTGTTTTTGGGCAAGGTCAACATGAATAAAATATTCTTTATCTGGATCTGGTGCAAACCAGTCTTCAAATCTTCCAAACTGATCTACCGCTAATCCTAAATTACTAAATGATTTTTCAATTTTTTCTCTTGATTTAAAAAATGCATCTATCGCCTCTGACGGCATGCATGCAAATCTTCCTAGTGCGTCTGGTGCATTCTTGTAAAAAGCTATTTTAAAATCTTCAATGCTTCTTGTAGGATTAACATCCCAAGTTGGTCTTCGAAGTGCGTACATTCCTGGGTACTTATAAGAAATAATATTATCTTCTTCCCACTCTATATCAAATTCATTACCCGCAGTTCCATCTGGGAGATCTTTTTCTAATTTAAATCTATGAG